AAAGAGATAGCAATGCTACCTGTAATAAATGCAGATATATTATGACAACAAGAGATGCAATGCAAAAGAAGTTCGACAACCTAGATGACTTGAACCTTACTACTAACCTTTTAATCATTCAAGAGAATGTATTTAAGTGGTGCGAAGCAAAACCTGATAACGAAAAACTAAAAGAAGTTAGGAGTGCTATTATTCAAATATCCTTACTAACTAATAAACTTTTATTGGACAGGGAAAATTATCATATTGCACTTGACCAGTACAGAAGCCAAAGCACACGTTCAATACAAAGAGCAAGAAATGCAGATGAAGAAATATTAAGATTAGAAAAAGAATTAGAAATATATAAAAACAAAGAAAAATTAGGATTATGAGTGATTCAGTAAGTAAATTTTTTGAAGCAGGTGGGTACATTACAAACCACACTAACGAAAGAAAAACAGACAAGATAGTGGATGATGTTGTAAAGCGATTTAAAGAACGTAGCGAAGTGGGAATACAAAAGTATGGAACAACCCTTTATGATTCCCCTGATGGCTTTTATTCATTCTTAAATCATCTACAAGAAGAATTATTTGACGCTACGTTGTACATAGAGAAACTTAAACAACTTAAATGAGAGCGGAAGACTTAACCAACATATTAATATTTATGGAAATGTGCTTGGAAGATGGAATAAGCGAAATGAATGTAAAGTTTAACGAAAACGGAATAACAGCAATAACACCAGTAGAATGAAAGAATCAACATTAATAAAAATGCAACAGGACTTGAAATTAACACAACAAGCAGTTGTAGTAGCATTACATAGAATAGAAAAACTAGAAGCTAAATTCCCACCTGAACTAGACGAGGAAGAAAAAGATAGTGAATAACTTGTTTATATTAAAAAAGTTTCTTTACTTTACACAAAACAAACAATATGAATTACAAAGAAAGCGACTACATTACAGAACAGTATTCAGAGATGAGTATAGCACGTTTAAAATTTACCATTCAAAATAGAGAGGAGTATTTATCTGCACACGTAGAAAGATGCGAACAAGAATTAAAAAGCAGGGGGTTATGATTACATTACTAAACGGAGAACATTGGGGCAAAGAAGAAATACTCACTCAAATGTATGATGACACCTTTTACTATGGACACTTAGGCAAACACGCACTATCAAGCAGTAGTCTAAAGATGATTCTTAAAAGTCCAAAGACTTACAGGAATGTAATTAAGTACGGAAACCCTGACAACGAAAGCCCTGCATTATCTGCTGGTAAGTTAGCCCATTGGATGGTACTTGAACCACACAAAATAGATGAGTTGCATTTTGTAGAAGCATCCACTAAGAATACCAAAATATATAAGGAAGCTAAAGAAGTACACGGAGAAGTATTCTTAAACAAAGAACGCAAAGCAGCAGAACGATTAACGGATGCAATCCTTAGAAACGAAGCAGCACTACAATTACTAAACAAATCACAGTTTGAAATACCTGCAATAGAAATGATGGAGGGATTACCCTTTAGAGGGAAAGCAGATATAATACAAGGTAGTACCATTATAGACTACAAAACAAGTGGTGCTGACTTATCTTCTTTTAAATGGAGTGCTGACAAGTACGGCTACGACTTACAAGCATATATGTATAAGCGAATGTTTAAAGCAGATGATTTTAAGTTTTTAGTGATTGACAAAGCAAGTTGTGATATTGGAATATTTGAAACTTCCGATGACTTTATAGCAAGAGGCGAAGAAAAATTCTTTGCAGCAGTCGAAAACTACAAATATTTTTTTCAAGGAGATACAGACCTTGACCAATATGTAATGAGAGGGATATTATAAAAAAAAATAGTTTATATCTTGTTAATTAAAAAAAAGGTTATATATTTACAAAGTAAAAGGGGATAGCCGAAAACCTAAAGAGTAGGCAGCAAATAAACAATTAAATTATGAATACTATTAAAAAAGCAATTTACAGTAAAAAAGATTTTGACAATGTTATCACACCAAGTTGGCAAAGATGGAGAAATCAAAAGAATGTTAAAGATTTAGCGGGAGCGGTTCAAACAAATGGTCAATTAAGAGATGTTTTGATTTGCATTACCGATGATGGAACAAAATACTTGACAGATGGAGCACACCTTGCAGATTCAATGATAAATCATTTGAACTCAAAAAAAATCAATGTTTTAGAAAAATTGGTTAAAGATGAAACTGAAGCAAGAAATACTTTTATATCATTTAACACAAGAGGTAAGACATTAAATACAATTGACTATGTTGTAAGTTATGCAGGAGGTGGAAACAATATATATAAAAAGTTTCTAAAAGATGTTATGCAAAGCCCTAAAAATGAAAAAGAGGCAAAAGAGGTACACGGTAAGTTGTTTACAATACCTTCGCTTATCAATTTATTTTTAGGCAATAACGATACGGTAAGAAAAGGAGCATCAAAACTACCAAAAAATTATAATAGATTATTAGAGTTGGTTGAGTATGTCGGTCAAAATTATTTATTAAATGGAAAATTATTGGCACATACTGACAAAAACGGCAAAGCAATGAGGCTTAACGGAACTTCAACTATGAGTGTTTTAAAGATTCTAAATTCTCAAAGAGATATTAACGATTTAACAAATAAAGAGGTTTTGGATTCATTAATTGATTTTACCATTTATCATTATAATTCAATGGAAAGTTGTACTTACACTAGAGATGTTGTGGAGTTATCTTTCAAAAAGTTTTTAAGTATATGAAAAAATACATCTATTCAGACCAAAGCAGCTTATGGGGAGATTCCGAGCTGCTTGGTTTTGGTAGCGATGATTTTTATATAAAAGAAATTGACAGAAAGCAAGCTAATAAGATGGTTGTGGAAAATCATTATTCTAAGAAGTTTTATAATGCAACATATATTCATTTAGGATTGTTTGTCGATGGAACAATAAAAGGAGTTCTTCAATATGGTTATGCTATGAACCCAGCTTCTTGTGGAGGCGTTGTTGAAGGAACACAACAAGATGAATACCTAGAATTGAACAGAATGTGGATAGCGGACAATGTGGGTAAATATCCTGAAAGTAGAGCGATAAGTTATTCCTTAAAATACATAAGAAGAAAATATCCAAAGATAAAATGGATTCAATCTTTTGCAGATGAAAGATGTGGTGGCTTTGGGATAGTTTATCAGGCTTGTAGCTTTGATTATTATGGAGAACATAAAAGCGATTTTTGGGAGTTAGATAACGTTGTTTATCATAATATTCAAATGACAGTTGCTAAAGATTCAAAAAGATATAAAGGCGGTGCAAAATATTTGCAAGAAAATAAAGACCGTGCTAAGAAAATGAATTTAAGACAATTCAGATATATTAAATTTTTAGACCAAAGGGAAAAGAAAAAATGTTTATTAAAAGAACAACCGTACCCAAAACATTATAGTGAATAAAGACATAGTAGAAGAGTTTTATTTCCTTGCACTCTTAGATATTAGAGAAGGCGTTTCATTACAAGAGTTAGAGGACGTGATACAACTCTACGAGGATGTAGAAGATTACGAAGCCTGTGCAGGGATTTTAAAAGCAGTAAACGAAGCAAGATACGATACAATAAACAACCTAATAGAAAAAACAAATGGAGATACTACAAGAGATTAAACACCTAGTTGAAAAAGAACTACAACTAAACCTAGACAACAAAACACGCAAAAGAGAATACGTATTCGCTAGAGCAGTTTATTACAGATTATGTAGCGAGTTTACTAAACACTCACTAAACGCAATAGGAGAAACAATAAACAAAGACCACGCAACTGTAATACACGGGCTAAAGATATTCAAATCGTTTTTAGATTTCCCTAATATGTATCAAGCTGAAATAAACGCTTACGATAACATACACCCTACACTAAAAAAGATTAGTACCGAAATAAAAGAAGAAGCACCTGAAACAATACTGGAAAGATTTGCAAGAGAAAAGCAGGAAATGACAAACGAAAGAAACAACAGCATAGAGAAATACAATACACTAAAAGACAAACACAATAAGCTACTCAAATACTTTAGTAAGTTTGAAAAGAACGCTTATGAGAAATACGCTGAACTATGATGGGAAGTATCTTTTTCTTTTTCTTACTTATTTGGTTTATAACACTAGCATCTATTTGGACTTACTTTGAAGATTACTACAAGGATAAGTAGTTAGTGTTTAACAAACCGTTATAAATCTTATTGTATAATTAACTAATTAATGTTTTTTAATTATGGATGGAAGAAAAAATAACGGTGGTCATTCGACAAAAGGTTATGCAGGACGTAAGCCTAAGAGCGAAGAAATTAAACTAGTAGAAAGATTAAGCCCTTTAGAAGATGATGCATTAGCTGCTTTAGCAGAGGGTGTAAAGTCAGGAGATATTAAATGGATTAAGTTGTACTTAGATTATTATGTTGGAAGACCAAAAGAAACTAAGGATATTACCATTAACGAAGATTTACCTTTATTTATAGACTAGGGATAATCTAAACCCTGTCTGTAACTTATATGCACGTTAAAAAAACACAAGCACTAAATAAGTTAAGAGAACTTAACAGTCGTACAAAGATTGTG